TTATTAGACCAGGCAAGGCACACCTACAAAATCGACCTTGGTCTGAAGTTTTCGCTACAGTTTGGGACGGCGATAACTCAAAAGGCTTTACATTTAAACACTCACATAGTATTTCCTATGCGGCGTTAGTAGCCTTACATATGAACCTGATTACTCCATCCGACGGACAAGAGTAATAGATTTTCTTTTTGATTTTTTACGGGCAATTTCTACAAGGCTACAAACCGGGCCATGTATAATTTCTAGGTCTTTGTTGGCAAAGGTACGGGTATAGGCCTTGAACGGATCCCAATCATTTTTTAGGAAAATGTTAATGGGAATCGAGCGATTGCTTTCCCACCACCAGACATTGGCTAATTCTAGGAATTTTTTCTTAGCTTCCAGATCACTAATACTGCCAAAATCATAGATAGTAGTTATAACATCATCTTGATTTTGTATGATTCCCACGTATTCTTGGGAGGCATAGACGCACAGCGTTATAAACGGATATTTGTCTGCGAGTTTTTCAAAGATATCATTAGCCATATTTTGTATTATGCGATATTTATACCTAAAATAATCTGGCTAGATTTCTTGCTAAATATAGCTACTATGTATTCTACCACAGCCTACCTATATCAGCAACGTACTCAGGTGTTACTGTTGCTGGACAACTGCGGTCAATACTTTACAACGAGGTACAATCCTGTGTATGCTAAACGACTAACTATTAACCTTGGAGTTGACAACGTATTAACGTTCTCCATGGTAAACCAAGACGAAAAACCCGTAAATGTAACAGGCTGTACCTTTACATTCCGCGTGGTAGATCAAGCGGGTATAAATTTATTACTAGAGTTACCAATGGTAATACTTAACGCACCCACTGGGCAAGTTAAAGTAACTATTCCAGCTAGTGCCTTATACGAAATTCAAGCACAGCCAGCAAGTTACAGTATTACTTGCTTCCGTGGCGATTTAAATCAAGCAGTATTTACTAACGCACAATCTGGAGCTCGCGGCCCATTAGATATTGTAAATTCAGTTTTACCACAGTTTATACCCAGTACTCCGCTGACTATTCCTACCACTCAACTTACGTCTCAGGCCAGTATCGACGGAGCAAGTCCAGAAGCATGGCCCGGTTGGTCAGGCAATCCCTATTGGGGCGGGTGGGGCGACGGTAATCAATATTATCAGACCTATCAAAACACAGAATTTTACTCAAGTTTTATCGAACCACGTTCTGCCTTAACCACTATCCAAATGGATTTGGATCATTACACGGGCACTATCAAAGCACAATGGGCACAAAATTATCAAAGCGTTTGGCGCAATGTTACAGAATCAACTACCTATCTTAACGAAACCAAAACTATTTCGATGAATATTCTTGGTTGGTACCCATTGTTACGACTATGTTTTAACAGCAGTATCTACTCCACACCAAAGCCACCTGGAATTCCAGCCACAGCCTATGCCGTGTGCAACAACGGTGTGCTTTCTCAAATTGTTGTGGTCAATGGTGGATCAGGCTACCTTGCTCCACCAAAAATTAATATATTGGGCGACGGCGCCGGCGCAACAGCCGAGGCAGTAATTAATGAAAATGGTGTAGTTACAGCAATCAACGTAATCACCGGTGGATCCGGTTATTGGCCAGTTCCAAGTGGCGGTGTTAATCCAGCTGCTTATCCAGTTCCTCCGGCCAATCAAGGCGCATTTGTAGCCATTTCTACCGGCTATGTTCAAAATTTATTGTACCGTTAACGGTTGATTTTTGTCAAAAATTATGCTAAAATTATAGCATGATTGATGTCTTGACCTTTATACCCGGTAAGAAAAAACACACTAGTTCTGGCTGGACATCTTTCAATGCTCCCTGCTGTGTACACAGAGGCGATAGCCAAGATCGACGGCAACGGGGCGGCATCAAACCCAACCCAGACGGCTCTTGGAGTTATCACTGTTTTAACTGTGGTTATACCGCTAGTTTTGTATTAGGTCGTCCACTAACATTTAAAGCTCGCAAGTTACTAGAGTGGTTAGGTGTAGAGAAACAGGACATTGAGATGTTAAATCTCGAAAGCCTAAAACATAAAAGCATACATGGACTTATTGATAGTCACAGAGAAGTCGTCAAGGCAGTCGAGTTTGAAGAACGAGATTTACCAGCAGATTTAGAATTGTTAGATATCAATAATCCTCAGCATGACAAATATTTGACATACTTGATTAACCGCGGCATAGATCCCACCCAATATCCCTATATGGTATCACCAGACGGAGAAGGACGCAGTCGAGAACGCATTGTTATTCCGTTTACACACAATAACGTTGTAGTAGGCAATACTGCTAGATTTTTAGATAATCGACAGCCTAAGTTTATTTCAGATACACAGCCTGGATATGTGTTTGGGATCGATTTACAAAAGCCGCATTGGACACAAGCAATCGTTGTCGAAGGAGTATTTGACGCATTGAGTATAAACGGACTAGCAGTATTACACAATGATATTAACACGCAACAGGTACAAGTAATTAAAAGTTTAGGCAAGGATATTACAGTAGTACCAGACTATGATGAAGCTGGTATAAAGCTAATAGACCGGGCATTAGAACTAGGATGGGCAGTTAGTATGCCCAACTGGCCCGCGGGAATCAAGGATGTAAACGACGCTGTGATTCGTTATGGGGTGCTAGGAACCCTGCTAATTATATTACAGAACAGAGAAACTAGTAAAATTAAAATTGAGTTAAGAAAGAAGAAATTAAAAAAAATATATGATTGATACAAATTTATTATTACAGCAATGTTTAGAGCCATTGTATCTGAAGGAAAAATCTTCGGGAATGTTAGCTTACAAACATCCGTCAATTGATCTAGTATTCTTTCCTAATCCTAAATGCGCCAGCACACACTATAGAACATTTTTTGTAAAACTAAAATGGTTATACATTGATATTAGAGATATAGATTGGAATAAAGATATTGTATTTGCTCACATTATGAATCCTTTAAAACGGCACAGAAAGGGTATAGTAGAAGGGGTGTATAACTATTTTCCTGAATCCAAAGATCTATTCTTTACACCCACTGGCGCCAAATTTTTATCTAATATTCCTATATTAGAAGGGCATAGTTATACAATTATGCGTTGGTTTGGACCCGAATATTCAACAAAAATACATTGGATCCCTATTGATACCAAAATCAATCATGTTGAATATACGCTTGATTTTTTAGCTAAACAAGGTGTAGATATTGACGAGGAACTAAAACATTGGTGTCGTACCGAAAGAAATTTGAAAAAATCAACACCTAAAGAAATTGAATTGTATAACACATTAATGGCATACGAAACACCTGGTGAAATTAAAAGATATCTTGACTTTGATATCTGTTTATATAATATGATTTTGTGTGATTTAGGTATATCTCCAATAGATGTATATGAGGGAACAAATTGTTAAAAGACTATAGCTTAGAAGTTCAAAAATTATTTTTAGAGATGATGCTGCAAGACGCAGAATCTTTTGTGCGTGTACAGAACATTTACAACGCTGAAAATTTTGATCGCAGTCTAAGACCCGCGGCAGAATTTATCAAAGATCACTCGGACAAGCATAAAACGCTTCCGCAGCCGGAACAAATCCTAGCGGCTACAGGTGTACGCCTTAACGCTATCGATAATCTTGACAGCGGTCACTTTGATTGGTTTATGGAAGAGTTTGAAGGCTTTACTAGACGCCAAGAACTTGAGCGGGCAATTTTAAAGTCGGCAGATTTATTAGAAAAGGGCGAGTTTAGTCCGGTTGAAAAGTTAATCAAAGACGCAGTTCAAATCAGTTTACAAAAAGATTTAGGTACAGATTATTTTGATGATCCTCGTGCTAGATTAACAAAACTCAAAGACGGTAATGGGCAAAACTCTACTGGTTGGCCCAGTTTAGACAAACTATTGTATGGTGGATTTAATCGTGGTGAACTACAGATCTTTGCCGGAGGATCCGGCTCGGGCAAGAGCTTGTTTATGCAAAACTTGGCAGTCAACTGGGCTACAGCAGGACTCAACGGAGTGTATTTGACACTAGAACTTAGTGAAGGTTTATGTTCTATGCGACTAGATTCCATGATGACTAACACCAGTTCCAAAGACATTTTTAAAGACATCGATACTGTTGAAATGAAGGTTAAGATGCTACAGAAAAAGTCGGGTGGTTTACAAATTAAATATATGCCAGCACAGTCAAACGTCAACGATATCCGTGCGTATCTGAAAGAGCTACAGGTTAAAACTAAACGCAAGGTCGACTTTTTATGTGTCGACTATTTAGATTTGATTATGCCTGTATCAGCCAAGGTCAGTCCAAATGACTTATTTGTTAAAGACAAGTATGTATCAGAAGAATTACGCAATTTAGCACGTGAATTAAATGTATTATTTGTAACGGCATCTCAGTTGAATCGAGCAGCAGTAGAAGAAATTGAGTTTGATCATAGTCATATTTCGGGCGGTATCAGTAAGATTAATACCGCAGATAATGTGTTTGGAATCTTTACAAGTCGTGCCATGCGTGAGCGCGGCAAGTATAATTTACAGTTAATGAAAACTCGTAGCTCCAGTGGTGTAGGACAAAAAGTTGAGCTTGATTTTAACTTAGAATCTTTGCGCATTACTGACGCCGGCGAGGACTCTGCTCCAGTAAATTCGTTTAGAAAGAGTTCAGTATTGGATAATATAAAGGCACAAAGTAGGGTAAGCGACACAGAATTCGTACCTGAGGATACTCCTAAAATTAATGCTGAGGTAAACAGTAACAAACTTAAAGCATTACTTGGACAAATCAAGCAAAGTTAATGTATCATATTAATCAAATTAAACTTTTACATTTAGAAATATCTAGTAAATGCAATGCGGCTTGCCCGCTATGCCCGCGAAATTTTTACGGATACCCATATAATGATGGCTACATAGAACACAATATGACGTTGATGGAGGCCAAACAAATATTTACTCCTGAATTTATTGCTCAACTCAACAAAATTCATATCAATGGAAATTTTGGAGACATAGTTATGAATATGGAAGCAGTAGATATAATTA